GAGAATGAAAAGTTAGCAACCTTCAAGGACAATCTAAAAACTACATACGACGAACTCGCTCAACGTAAGGACACGATCAACTATTACGATTTTTCGTATAGTTTACTAAAAGACGGTGGAGTAAAGACCAAAATCATTAAGAAGTATCTACCGCTGATAAATCAGCAAGTCAATAAGTATCTTCAACTTATGGACTTCTACATTAACTTCTCTCTTGATGAGGAATTTAACGAAACCGTCCAGTCCCCGATTCACGAAAATTTTTCCTACTCTTCTTTCAGCGAGGGAGAGAAGATGAGAATTGACCTGGCACTCTTGTTTACCTGGAGAGAGGTGGCAAGGATGAAGAATTCTGTCAATACAAATTTGCTTATCATGGATGAGGTATTTGACAGTTCTTTGGATGGCCTTGGTACAGAAGACTTCCTGAAAATTATTAGATTTATTATTAAAGATGCAAATATTTTTGTCATCTCTCATAAGGAATCACTGCATGATAAGTTTGATCAGGTAATTAAATTTGAGAAGGTGAAAGGATTTAGTAGGATGGCATCCTAATGCCCACCTTTGTTCACAAGGATTCAGGCAAAAAAGTATTCTTCGCTCACATACCAAGAACAGCAGGTAGATTTGTAGAAGCAAATCTTTTAGCAAATGGGTTTGAGTGGGGAGATAGTCACATGGACACTGGTCTTGGTGTCATGTCAGTTGTTAATGGTGTTGAGATTGCACATTATCATCGTGAGCACTATCAGAAATATCTCAACGTAAAAAATATTCCACACTTCTCTGTTGTTAGAAATCCTATTACCAAATTTATTTCTGGTTCAATTTACCTGAAGAGAACTTATGGCGATGACATTCAATCCGTAATGGAAGATCCAATTATGTTTCCATCAATGATACAAAATCTTCCTTTTGATGGAGCATGGAATTGGTACAGACCTCAAGTTGATTTCTTAACTAATGAAACTAATATTTGGTATTTTGAGAATAAGATTGGAGATAAGTTTGTATCTTGGTTGAGTCAGATTGTTGGAATTCATCTAAAGTTTCAAGACAATATTAATTATCCTAGGTCTGGTGATGAAGGAAATAAATTAAAACTTACCCCAGCGTTAGAGAAAATTATTCGTTCTTGTTATAAAAGAGATTATGAAGTTTTATATAGAAATATAGATTAAAAGTAAATTATTACTGAACTTCATTAAAAACTGGAAATGTTTCGATTTCCTGACTAGATAGTGTAGAATGAATAGGAGACATTATGTAACTAAAGTTTCTTTTATCATTTTGTCATGTCCCCGATGTATAATAGGAGATATTATGCACAATATACTTTCTTATAATCAATTAGCAGGTTGGAAGCAAAGCGTTGAACGTTTGACTCATACTTTAGATCGAACAATGGACGAAGCTGATCAGCTGAACGATTATTACGACTGCCTCATTGAGTGTGATGACGATCAGTCAACGTGTAAACGAATCTGTAGGAGTATTCTTTCACCATCATAGCTAACTGTAGACAATTTAGAAACTGGCACTGAGGAACCCACGGGAGACCGTGGGTTTAGTATTATAGGGACATCTAAAAGAAAACCATGGCAGTCAGACACGAAATCAAATCTCAACTCGCTAAACTGCTTGCTACGGAAGATTTGATTGTGGAACACAAGCATGTTGAAACTGCTTGCTTTAATGTCCATAACCGTGTTCTGACTCTCCCTATGTGGGAGAGAGCAAGCAATACTGTCTACGACCTACTAGTGGGTCATGAAGTTGGTCACGCTCTTTTTACTCCAGATGAGAACTGGTTGGAAAAGGTTGCCGTTCCACATCAATTTGTAAATGTTGTGGAAGATGCCCGCATTGAGAAACTTATGAAGCGCAAGTACATGGGACTTGCAAAGACGTTTTTCAAAGGATACGGAGAACTCAATGAGGAGGATTTCTTTTCTATATCTGACAGCGACATTTCTACTTTTAACCTTGCTGATCGTGCAAATTTATATTTTAAGATTGGTAATTTTGTAGAAATATCCTTCACCGAAGAGGAAATGGCAATCATTCGTATGATCGAAGGTTGCGATACTTTTGATGAGGTTCTTTTAGCAGCAGAGGTTTTATATAAGTTTTGTAAGAAAGAAAAAGAAGAAAAAGTAGATGATATGCCGATGCCGCCTGGTGAAATGGGTGGAGAGTCTGATCAACCTGCTAGTGATTTTACAGGAGCAGAGCAGCAAGATGATAATCCTGGTGAAGGGTCTGGTGACTCTGGAGAGCAAGAGATTACTAGTCAGGGTGATCAGGTTGCCAGCGCACCTTTGAGTGACGAACCTGAGGTGCAAACTGCTGACAATTTGCAATCAAATCTTCAAGATCTTATCGATTCCGATTCATCCGAAAATGTGTATGTTGAGATTCCTCAGGTTGATCTGAAATATATTATTGCTCAGAACAATGAAGTTCATAAAGATATTAACATGTGGTTCAATCATCAGAAGAATAATTGTTCGGTCAATATTTTTGAAAGAGCTGATGAAGAGTTTATTAAATTCAAACGTAATGCACAGAAAGAAGTTAATTATTTGGTAAAAGAGTTTGAGTGTCGCAAGGCAGCAGATTCCTATGCTCGTGCTACCACTGCCCGCACTGGTGTTCTTGATACTTCCAAACTGCACACCTATAAGTATAATGAAGATCTTTTCAAGAAAGTCTCCATACTTCCTGATGGTAAGAACCATGGTCTAATTTTTATCCTTGACTGGAGTGGTTCTATGAGTAGGGTCATGCTCGATACTATCAAGCAACTCTACAATCTGATCTGGTTCTGTAAGAAAGTTTCTATTCCTTTTGAGGTTTATGCTTTTACTAATGAGTGGAAGAAACCTGAATATGATTATGAAACAGGTGAGGTAATCAACCCGGCAGATTTTACCTGTTCATATGAGAAGAAAGAAAACCTTCTTGCCGTGAGTGAGCATTTCTCTTTAATGAATTTGCTGACCAGTAAGACTAATGGTAAGCAACTTGAACATCAGATGATTAATATTTGGAGAATTGCCAAAGCATTCTCTAATTTCTATGGAGCTCCTTACTCTGTCCCTACCCGTTTAGGATTGTCAGGCACCCCTTTGAATGAAGCATTAGTTTGTCTTCATCAGATCCTCCCTCAGTTTCAGAAGCAGAACAAACTACAGAAGGTTCAGTGTATTGTCCTGACTGATGGTGAAGCAAACCACCTTTCTCGTCACGTTGAGGTAAAACGTCACTGGGAGAATGAACCTTACATGGGAAATCGCCAATTGTCTGGTGGTGTTACTTTCCTTCGTGATCGTAAGACCGGCAATACTTACCAAGTTCCTTATGGTTGGCATGGGTTCTCTGATTTGATGCTTCAAAACCTGCGTGACAATTTCCCCTCGGTAAACTTTGTTGGAATTCGTGTTCTTGAAAATCGTGATGCAAATCATTTTATGAAACTGTATTACAATCAATACTCAAATGCGTATAATAAAATTCTAAATGAATGGAAGAAACTGCGTAGTTTCACTATCAAAACCTCTGGATATCACGCATACTTTGCGATGTCTGCAGCATCACTTTCTCAGGATGCTGAGTTTGATGTTGACGATGGTGCCACTAAAGCAAAGATTAAGTCTGCATTTATCAAATCTCTTAAGACTAAGAAACTAAATAAGAAGGTCCTTGGTGAATTTATTTCTCTAGTAGCATGATAAAAGAAAATTGGAGAGAAATTGCAAAGGCATCGGAAAAAGATCCTAAGGTTATTGAGATCCTTACAAATGGTCCTAAATCATTATCTCAGGCATACTTACTAGGGGCTATGAGATACAAGTATGGACAATCCGAAAAGTGACCACCGGGAGGTTTAGACCTCCCTTTTTTCGTCTATAATAACTTCAGTTAAACAAAGCAACCAATGGGTCTTTCCAAAGAAAGCATCATCGAATGTCTCCGCGAATCTTATGGAGAGTCTGTAACATCCGCTGAGATCAAGGCATTCTGTCAGATGAATGACTTTAACTATCAGACTGTGACTAATAAGTTGACTGATTTTAAGACTGGTCGTGGCAAGTGGAACCTAGAAGTTACTAAAGAAACTGTAGAAGAACTGGAAGTATCATATAGTGCTCCTGCGGCAATGCCTGCAATCGAACAAAACCTTATCCCACAGAAAGATGATTCCTTCGTTAAGTTCGGCAACTACAACGATCTTAAAAAGATTATACAAAGTCGCCTTTTCTATCCTACTTTTATTACTGGTCTCTCTGGAAATGGTAAAACATTTTCAGTAGAGCAAGCATGTGCTCAACTGGGACGTGAACTCATTCGTGTAAACATTACTATTGAAACAGATGAAGATGATCTTATTGGCGGTTTTCGCCTTGTTAATGGCGAAACCGTCTGGCACAATGGCCCAGTCATTGAAGCCCTCCAGCGAGGTGCTATCCTGCTCCTTGATGAGATCGACCTCGCTAGTAACAAAATTCTCTGTCTCCAATCTATCCTTGAAGGAAATGGAGTATTCCTTAAAAAGATCGGACGGCGAGTTGACCCTGCAAGTGGATTCAACGTCATCGCCACGGCAAACACTAAAGGTAAGGGTAGCGACGACGGACGATTCATTGGAACTAACGTGCTCAATGAAGCCTTCCTTGAGCGATTCCCAGTGACCTTTGATCAGTCTTATCCGGCTCCTGCTACAGAACAAAAGATCCTGAGTAAGATTTGCAAAGACACAGAGTTCTGTAAGCGCCTCTCTGACTGGGCTGACATCATCCGCAAGACCTTCTATGATGGTGGTATTGAAGAAATCATCAGCACTCGTCGCCTGGTCCACATCGTGAAGGCATACGCTATTTTCGATGACAAGGCAAAGGCAATTCAGGTATGCGTCAATCGTTTTGATGATGAAACCAAGCAGGCATTCTTGGAACTGTATGACAAGGTTGATGCTGACTTTGTGATGCCCTCTGAAACTTTCTATGATGACACATTGAAAGTCACAGAACACGAAACTTCTATCTCTATTGGTTGACGAGACCACTCCTATTTGATAGAATAATATGAACGCATGGTCCTTTCTATTTGATGAATTAAATATGTCTAATCAAGACTTTTGGGAGCATGATGGAATCAGTTTAACTGGTAATCCTTCTGCTTCGTATGACACGATCGCCTTTAGTTCCACCAGTTATGGTGCAGCACAACCAGTTTTGCTGGGAGGGATGGGTGAAGATCATATCTCTTTTGGATCTTCAAGAGTATATGGTTCACATGGGGAAGATACTCTCTCCTTTAACCTAGAGATCCCTGATCTTCCTACCATTGACAATACTAATGGTCGTTGGAAGTACAATGAGGATGTAATCCTCAAAGAAATTAAGGAGTATCTTGGTGGCACCTATCGGTCTCACTATGCTTCCCCTGAATCAAAAACTCAGACACTTGATCTGATTGAATCTGTTGGTGATGCAGAACCATTCTGCAGATCCAACGCCCTTAAATACCTCTCTCGTTTTGGTAAGAAGGATGGTAAGTCTAAGCAGGACATCCTGAAGGCAATCCATTATTGTATTCTTCTCTACCACTTCGCTGGCCTCTGTAATGAAAATTCCCAACCCTATGAAACTTTCTGATAAAACTATTTCTGTTCTGAAGAACTTCTCTTCTATCAATCAGTCTATTCTTTTTAAAGAGGGCAGCAAACTTCGCACCATTAGTGTGATGAAAAACATTTTGGCAGAAGCAACTGTCAATGAAGAGTTTATGAAAGACTTTGGAATCTATGATCTCAACCAATTTCTTAACGGTTTGAGTTTGCATCAAAGTCCTGAACTCGACTTTGCTAATGATGGGTATGTTGTTATTCGTGAGGGTAGGTCTCGCTCAAAGTATTTCTTTGCAGATCCCAATGTAATTGTGACACCTCCAGAAAAAGCAATTCAACTTCCTAGTGAAGATGTTTGCTTTGAACTGAGCACGGATCAACTTGATAAACTGCTTAAAGCATCTGCTGTTTATCAACTCCCTGATCTTTCTGCTATTGGCGAGGCAGGTGTGGTCAAGTTGGTAGTTCGTGATAAGAAGAACGATACATCCAATGACTATGCTGTTGTTGTTGGCGAGACTGATAAAGAGTTCTCTTTCAACTTCAAGGTAGAAAACATCAAAGTTCTTCCAGGAACTTATGAAGTAGTGGTGTCTCAGAAACTTCTCTCTCGTTTTACTTCTAAGAATCATGACCTCACTTACTACATCGCACTCGAACCTGACTCCACCTTCGGGTAAGAAAGATTATCAAGGTCCCCTTTATGCCCCGTGGTGGAAAGTTGAAGCGGGTAAAAGAAAATTTCGTGAATGGTTGAAAGAGCAAGAAGAATGAAGCATATCCTCTTTACCCTTAAGGGTTGTCCGTTTGAACTTCTTGATGATAAGGAGTTTATTCGGATGCTTTTGTTTAGAGCGACAAAAGAATGTAAATCCACTCTTCTTAATCTAGCAGTGCATAAGTTTGATCCGCAAGGTGTTACTGGTATTGCTATGTTGGCAGAAAGTCATATATCCATTCATACCTGGCCAGAGAAAAACATGGCAATTTGTGATGTTTTTACTTGTGGTGACACCGCTACTCCTGAAAATGGTGTAGAATATATGAAAGAACAATTGAAGGCAACTGACATTGTGTCTAATGAATTTGTTCGTCCTTTGGAATGATTATGCGTGATGAATTTCTCTGGGTTGAAAAGTATCGACCCAAAACTATTGAAGAATGTATTTTACCAACAAGTATTAAGAAGACCTTTACTGACTTCCTAGATAGAGGTGAAGTGCCTAACTTGCTTCTTGCCGGTCCTGCTGGATGTGGTAAAACCACTGTAGCCAAAGCACTTTGTAACGAACTTGGAGTTGACTATTATGTCATCAATGGATCCGATGAGGGACGCTTCTTGGATACTGTCAGAAACACTGCGAAAAACTTCGCTTCGACCGTCTCACTTTCTTCAACTGCGAAACACAAAGTCATCATCATTGATGAAGCAGATAACACAACGAACGACGTACAACTCCTCTTACGGGCGTTTATTGAGGAGTTTAGTGGCAACTGCAGATTCATCTTTACCTGTAATTTCAAAAACAAAATCCTTGAACCACTCCACTCCAGGTGCGCGTGTGTTGAATTTACCACCAACTCAAGAGACAAACCTCAACTCGCAGCAAAGTTCTTTCAAAGAATCCAAGAAATCTTGGCTGCAGAAGGTGTTGAATATGATAACAAGGTCCTGGTAGAACTAATTAATAAACACTTCCCAGATTGGCGTCGTGTTTTAAATGAGTGCCAACGATATGCTGTCAGTGGACATATTGACTCTGGTATTCTTGCAACTTTTAGTGATGTAAAAGTCAATGACTTGGTTAAAAAACTTAAGGAAAAAGATTTCCCTGAAGTACGTAAATGGGTCGTCAATAACCTGGACAACGATACTAATTTACTTCTGCGTCGTATTTACGATGCTTGTTATGATTCCATGGTTCCGAATAGTATTCCTGCTGCTGTGCTTACTCTTGCTAAGTATCAGTATCAAATGGCATTTGTGGCGGATCAAGAGATAAATATGCTTGCCTGTCTAACTGAGATTATGGTGGAGTGTGAGTTCAAGTGAACGAGAAAGAACTTGAAGAACTGAGATATGATGTAGCACACTATCTACTTAGTAGAATGAGTAAGGGTTCTCAATTTCAATATGCACTAGATCGTATGATTCAACTCTGTGATCACTATGATGAAGAAGGGTTGAAAAAGATTCTTTCCGAATCAAAAACAGACATGAAAAACCATCTTAAAAAGAAAAAGTCTAGGGGTGGGGGATTTTAAATGAGCGAAAAAATTGTATGGACACAAAAACCTCTGATTTCTGACAGAGATTGTATTCTTCTTTGCCTGAAGAATGCTCCTTGTGGCACAAACAAAAAACAAGT